GAAAACAATTAAAAGCGGATTTAAGAGTAAAAAATCGGCGGGTAGGTTTGAAAAAACTTATAAAAACATGAAGTCTAAAAAGAAGTCTTAAAGGAGGGCGATAATAATGCACAAATTCTTAGGAGTTAGACCCCGTTCTGCCGCTAAGAATAAGTGCAATTGACTTATGCTGGCAGAAATTATCAGAAGATAGACCTCATTTATGGTATCAGGGAAGGCCGTATCACAGGGATTGTTTTAGGGTGGAAATGCAGAAACCTTTACATGAAAGATTTAATAAAAAGGATTGATTTTTATTTAAGTTTTATATATTATAATATGTAAGGGTGGTTGTTATGGAAATAGTTTATCTTATTTTATTGCTTGGGATATTAATAAATTTGTCGGTATTAACTGTTATATTCAGGGACATAAAAGAGGTACTGAGTGAAGCAAGTAAAACACTTAACAGTATAGGTATGGATATTGATAATATAGATTATGTTGCTTCTTCTTTTCTTAATCGGGTAGATGATATTGGTAATACGGATTATGTTATTTCTTTAATTGGCAGAATGGACAATATCGTGGAAAATTTACGTGATATTGGAATAATTATACAGGAGGAGAAATAATGCCGGATTTAAGAATTCAATATGATCACAAACAAGTTATGACGTTAATTAAGGAAGATGTAGAGCGTAAATTAAAAGAGGATTGGGTAAAGATTGATGTTACCCTAAAAGCTGAAAATAGTTTTGGTACAGAATCCTTTCTTTCAGCTATAGTAACAGTTGTTTATTAAATAACTATAGAAAGGGGAATTAATATGGAATTACCGATTATTTATCCTATGAACGCTAAGGCAGACGATAAGAGACTTGTTGACTGGTGGGAAAGTGAGGAGGTAATAGCGGAGGAAAAATTTGATGGTTCAAGGTATCTAATGTATTTAACTCCACAGGGCAGTAGATTTTTCAGCCGCCGTAAATCTGATATTACCGGAAAACCAGTTGAAAAGACGGAGAACTTACCGCATTTGAATCATTATTCAGCAGATAAATTAGTTATACTCGATGGGGAAATCATAGCCGGAGAGGGTCAAACTTCTAATGAAGTAACAAGTATTATGGGTTCTTTACCAGAAAGGGCGGTGGGTTTGCAAGAACAAAGAGGATATGTAAACTATATTGTGTTTGATATTCTATATACTAATGATAAAAATATTATGAGCAAACCTTGGTATGAACGGAGGCACTTTTTACAGAGTTTTGCTAAAGAAATACCTTCAAAACATATGCGACCCTCCGATTTTAGGTTGGCAGATAAACAAGATTATTACGAAGAAATTGTAGAACAGGGCGGGGAAGGGGTAGTATTAAAGAATATAAATGGTTTGTATATACCCGATAAACGGCCTGTTGGAAACTGGATTAAAGTTAAAAAATATAGTACCTACGATGTAATAATAACGGGGTTTGAACCTCCTGAAAAGGTTTATACTGGAAAATACTTGGATAATTGGAGTTTTTGGGAAGGTGATACTCCTGTTACTCGCTATTATTACAACGGATGGATTGGTGCTGTAAAATTCGGGGCGTTTGTAGATGGTGAATTTAAGGAAATTGGTAGAACATCGGGTATGGCAGATTCGATCAGGGAAATGTTAAGCAAGAATCCTGAAGCTCATGTTGGCAGGGTCATAGAAGTTGGAGCTATGGGAGTAATTCCGAAAACCCATGCTTTAAGACACCCCCGGTTTCTGAGAATAAGGAGTGACAAATCTCCGAAAGATTGTATTATATCTTCTAAATAATTTTCAAAAAGGCGGGTTAAGTTAAATAGTATATGGGATAATAAACAAAAGGGGGTAAACAGGATGGATAAACAAAGTATAATGTTTATTATTGATAATGAACAACGTAAAAAACTAAAGAGTGAAGGAGTGGATATTCTATTAAAGCGGTCAATTAAGGAATTGGCTATGTTTTACGTTGATGTATTCAGAGAGGAACCGACAAACTTAGATTTAATTGGTTTTGCTATCCTACTCAATGAAATTTATAAGAACGGGGAGGAGGTATTAGATGGAGAATCGGCAGGGTTAGGTTTCGTTCAAATCAAAAGGCCGGAAGGAGTAGATAGTATTTATGACACCCTTGATAACAATTTCAACCCATAAGGTAATTAGAAAAGAGGACTGTCCTGACCGATTATTGGATGATTTAAAGATAATAAACCCGGTGTATCTTGAGTACGAGAGAATGGGATTAAGCACAAGGGGAATTCCTCAATCGTTATATCTGTATAAACAAAGAGGAGATTATATTTATATTCCCCGTAATATAGCATTGGACGTGGAACCCGCTTATTGGGGTACTCCTTTAGAGTATAAAGATGAAACAGTAGATGGTCAGGAAGTACAGTATAATAGCAAAATTGACTTATGGCCTAAACAAGAATCGGCGGTTGACGCTTTGGCAAATACAGTTGATGGTATTCTGGTTGCTCCTTGTGGTTCCGGCAAAACAGTTATGGCATTGGACGCTATAAGTAGAGTTAACAGGACTACGTTGATACTGGTGCATAAAGAGTTTTTGCAGGAACAATGGGCGGAGAATATCAGGATTTATTTACGTGAGGAACCCGGAGTGATAAGGGGTAGTCACCATAACTGGAAGGACAGGAAAATAGTAATTGCTATGTTGCAAACACTATACTCGCAAAGAGGGTATTTGTCTCAGGATTTCTTGAACTGGCCCGGATTAGTAATTACTGATGAAACTCATAGAATATCCGCCCCTACTTGGTCAGAGGTTATACAGTTATTCCCGGCTAAACGAAGATGGGGCTTGACGGCAACACCTAACAGGCCGGACAGGTTAGAGATAATATTTAAAGCCCATATCGGCAATCCTGTTTACAAGATACCGGAACAGGGGTTAAAGCCGATAGTGTATCGGGTTGCTACAAAGGTTTATGTTCCTCATAATCAATATATTAATCGTTACAATAATAAAATGAACAGGGCAAATTTAATTAGTTATTTGGTAAGCCATACTGAACGAAACAGGAAAATACTTGCCTATCTAATTAATGCGGCAAGGGCGGGAAGGCAAATTTTAGTTTTAACTGAAAGGGTGGCTCATGCTAAGTTTTTAAAGCGTTCATTGGAGCATAATATCAAAGATAACGGGGTAACTACGTCTTTATTTATCGGAGAAACAACAAAAGAGGAAAGAGCTTCGGCGGTGTTACAAGATGTTATCTTTGCTACTTCACAGATGGCTAAAGAAGCATTGGATATACCTACCTTAGATACTTTGTTTCTGGTTACTCCTTCATCTTCGCCGATTACAATTCAGCAAAGTACTGGTCGTATATTGCGAGAGTGTGAGGGTAAGAAAACTCCTATGGTTCTGGATTTTATTGATTCCAATAATATTACAATGAATATGGGGCGGAAGCGGTTAAAAATTTACGAGCATTTAGGGTATGATATAAGAGCAGTTTCGGAATAGGAGGGTAGAAAATGCCGGAAAAGATACAGGTAAAGACGGATATGGATACTTTTGAGACTATTTGTACTGTCAGCAAATTCAACAATATGATAATGTCTTGGGGGTGGAGTAGAAAGGCAACGGATATAATTAATGCTTTACGATTGGCCTATCCTAAAGATGAATTTAGGGTATTAAATACTGACAAGGAGTGATAAGTAATGGGAGAAGCAACTACTACGCTTTTACATTTATTGGGCATTGACGGGTTTGCTACAACTTCTGATGACCCACAAAAAGTTTATGAGGAATACCGGAAAGTAGAGAAAACTCTTAAAGCCTTAAAAGATGTTGAAAACGGGTTTAAAGACCGGCTCAAAGAACTGGCGGAGCATAAAGGGGTTCTTGACGAAAAAGGTTCTTACACTTATACGTTACCTAATGGGCGGTGGTTTAAGAAAGAAGCACGAACTACAGTATCAATAGATAAGGACAAGGTTTTAGAGTTGGATAGTAAAAAACGATTTTCCTTTGTTAAACCGAGATTTGAGGTAACTGCTGACAGAGATAAGGAAGGAATAGTAGATGAATTGGTTGAGATGATTAGTAGGGCGTATGATGACGAGATTGTTGAAATTGTCAGGGATCAGGTAATATGTGAAAATGAAATTGAAGAAGCATACGAGAAAGGAGAACTTACTGACGAAGATATGAGAGAAATCATTAAACGTTCTATTAGTTACGCTCTTACGAAGGCTAAGGAGTGAGGGGTATGATGGAATTTTTTGATAAAGCCGCAAAAGTTTATATGGTAGGCAATAAAAAGGTTGCTCTATACTCAATCGGTGTACTTGCAAATGCTATTGACAGACAACAACAAACAGTAAGAAAATGGGAAAAAAGAGGGGTAATACCTCCTGCTCAATACAGGTCGGAGACTGGTAGGCGACTTTATACTAAACAGCAGGTTGATATTGTTAAAAGGTTGGTTAATAAGTACGGGATAAAACAGGGGCAGAAGATTCCTGATGCCTTTATTGATGAAATATACAGAGAATTTAAAGATATACCAGAATAATCTTTCAAAGTTAATAAGCATTTGGTATAATAACATTAAGGAAAAGGCGGATAAAGTTTGGCGGGGTAACGCTTTGAGCGTTGCGGCAACTGATCACTGTCGCACTCTCCACAAGGTAGAAATACCTTCCCGGCTGTGAATCGGGAAAAGGTACGATCCACTGTAGAAACAATATAAAACCTGCCCTCTTTAGGGCTTACTGACGGTGAGAATCCGGCCCCGCCAAATTAATTTTTGTAGTTAAAACAACAAATATAAAGGAGAGTGGTAGTGTGGCGGAACAGGATAAAGCTGTAGTTAAAATCGGTGCAGGATTTACAATTAACTTGGGGAATTACGAATCGGCAAGGTTGGACGCAGGAGTAGAAATTCAGGGAAGGAGGGATGAAATACCGGGATTGTGGCAGGAGGCGGAAGAAGAAGTCAAAAAGCAGTTGGATGAACAAATCAGGTCGTTGAAGGAACAGTTGGACGAGAAGCGTACTTTATTGGGTATGCCAAAAGGCGCAACTTTCAAGTAAAAGGAGACTACCTAAGCGTAGCTCCAAAAAGGAGGAGTTGTAATGGGCGATTGGCTCACAGAAGGGTATGAAAAGGTTCGGCAAAGAGGGAAACAGCTTGAGGATCAAATGAACAGGGCATACTTGCCCACTTTCAGATTGGCGGAGAATGAGGAAGCAAATATCAGGTTTATAACTGATACCCCGGTTACGTTTTACGAACACTATATTCCCGGACTAAAAAGAACATTTACCTGTCCTCAAACACAGGATTGCCCACTTTGCGGAACAGGAAACAAACCGAGTTTTAGGGGAGCGTATCTTGTAATTGATACCCGGCATGAAGAATGGGAGGATCAAGAAACCGGGGAGAAAAAGAGCAGAGTAAATACCTTAAAGGTTATGAAACATGGAATCAAAGCATTACAGGTCTTAGACAGGAAACATCAAAAGAAAGGACTTAAACAATTTGATTGGAATATAAGCAGAACAGGAACAGGGACTACGACCACTTACGATTTTGAAGCCATCGATAAAATTGAAGGAATACCCGAACCGGAAGAAATTCCTGCTCTAAGAGACATTTTGGCTCCGAGAGAAAGAGAGTTCATTATTCAACAATTAGCTAAAATAGGGCATGGCACTCCCGGCACTCCTATTGATGTGGGAGAAGAAGATGAGGGAGTTGTTAACTTCGAGAAATAAATAGGCGGTAGGGTTCTGTCAATACTGGCAGAACCCTACTTCTTTTGTAAAGGAGGAGAAAATATGGAAGAAGTTAAAGAAAAATATAAGGTTTTAACAATGGAAGAGTTTGATAAAGTTGTTCAAAAATTACAGGGCTGTAGTTTACTGGCTTTTGACTTTGAAACAACGGGGCTAAATGTTATAGAGGATATACCTGTTGGCTTGGGTATTGCTTCTGATACAGGGGTTAATGAATACTTGGTATTTCGACATTACGGCGGGAGTGAGACATTACCGGATTACTGTTTAGATGAAAAGGTAGTTATGGAAAAATTAAAGCCCTTCTTTTTAGATGAGGATATTTTAATTATTGCTAAAAATTTTCCGTATGATATTCAATTTTTATGGAAAGATTACAATATTGATATTGGTTGGAAATTTGACATTGGGTTAGCGGCTGACGTTCAAGTTATGAGCTGGCTGGATAATGAAAACAGGAAAAATCACAGATTGGATCATTTATGTAAAACAATACTTAAAATAAATATGAAGGATTTGTATAAGGATATTCTCGATGGTGGTAACATTCATATTTATAATGCCGAGTTAAAGGATTTGGTAGAATATGGTAAACTTGATGCTCTCACTACGTTGGAATTATACAAGTATTTTCTGTCGAGATTGGAAAAACAGAAGCTACTTGATGTTTTCTGGAAAGTTGAGATGCCTTATGCAAAAGTGCTGGCTAAAAAGAAACGGCGGGGAATTGATATTAATTTAGAACTACTTGAACTATACAGCTATAGAGCAAACAGAGACTTGGAAAAATTACGGACTGAGTTAATAGGTATGATAGGGTATGAAATTAATTTTAACTCTGGACAACAGTTAGGCCGGTTACTATTTACTGACCCACCTGATGGACTTGGTGCGCCAGTAATCGGTTATACAGAGGGTGGTAAGAAACCTAAAAAGGACGGGTCATTAGCTCCACCGCAACCTAAGACGGACAAGGAAACTTTAAAGGTTTTAGCTACACACGATAATAAGCCATATTCAGAGCTTATTAAAAAATTACAGCGATACAAGGTATTGAGACATACGAATTCCAATTTTATTGAAGCCATAAAAGAGTTAATTTACAGTGATGGACGGGTAAGAACCAACTTTCAACATACGGGAACAGTAACAGGTAGATTATCTTCTTCAGGCCCGAATTTACAGAATCAACCTAAAGATGAAACTTGGCTTGATAAATATTATGTTAATCAAACTTATGAAACGCATGATTTATACTCCATAGTATTAAATAGCGAAGGGGTAAATAGTTATACCATTCCTGAATCAAAAGACGAGTTATTTAAAGTTTTTCCGTATCATCTGGTAGAAGATAAAGACCCTGATACTGGCGAAGAATACAAGGATGAAGATGGGCGGTATTTTTTGGTGTATCGGAAAATTAGAGATTTATATTACAACAGGGACGGAGTATTATTAGTGGCGGACTATTCGCAGATGGAAATGAGATTAATGGCACACTTTTCGCAGGACGAGAATTTAATGACGGCTTTTAGGGAAAATAAAGATATTCATACTTGGGGAGCCGCTTTGGTCAATAAAATTGATGAAGAAGAAGTTACAAAGGAAATGAGGCAGAATACAAAGGCTGTAAACTTCGGAACGATTTATGGAAAAACAGAGTATGGTTATGCTATGGATTGGTATTCTCAACAGCCGGACTTTATTTTAGGATATGATTCCTATGGGAATCCAAAGATTAACGAGAAATATATTAAGATGGTAAGGCAATATTTAAACGATTTCTTTGGGGAGTTTCCGGGTGTAAGGGATTATATGGATTATGCAGAGGCATATTGTAAAAAATACGGGTTTATAAAAACTTTAACAGGAAGAAGAAGGCGTTTACCCGCTATATTTTCTGAGAAAAATTGGCAGAGGGCGAAGGCAAAGCGGCAAGCGGTTAATACTAAGATTCAAGGTTCGGCGGG